CTAAGTCATTTAAAAGACTTTTAATATCTGCCAAACTAATATTTGACAGTTTTAATACAGAAACAATTTCTGAAGTGTCTTCTGGATACCAATGTTCTCTAGACTCTAGCCAATCTCTTTTCTTCTTATGTTGTTCCATAATATCAAGAACAGAAGAACCATTCATTGTGCTTGTAACATACTCACCACAAGTATATTCAATTATTATATATTCATTCATTATTTTCTCTCTTTTTTAAAATTAACATTAAAAGGCGTTAAAGAGCTACCCATTTGCATCAGCCATAAATGAGTGTGCGAGTAGCTCTAATTAGCCTAAGTTATATTAAAGTGCATCAAGATTTGGAAGTCTTTTACATTCTGGACAAGGAACAACATCAGCACCAGGTATTGCTGATTCATAGATACTAAAACAAGTTTTGCATCCTAATTCTATATCACGAACGCCTTTCCAATATGCATCATCATATTCATCTTTATTACTATGTTCTAGCACATAAGGTTCGAAATCCATCATCTTATCTAGTTTAAATGCTAGTCTAAAAGACCAAGCAACAGCTAGAAGTGCAAACATTATTACCGCTAAGAACATTATTAAAGGTATTTGTATGAATTCAAACATAATATTACTCTCTTTCATTGTTTAAAGGTTAATAGCAAAAAAAGGCGTAACCCAAATTAATGGGCTACACCTTTCGTAGGCAACTATCCCACGATTTAATTTACCCGCCTTTCTTTATCAACAGATGGTTAAACCACCCGTCAAGGCTCTTAAATAAATTAAAACGAAAGCCTAAAGGGATTAACGATTATTGTAATAGTCTAACCAGCGACCAACTGGATTACATCAATCAATAATGTTTAGTTGTTCTTGAGTATCGCAAAGCGAACAAGCCAAGAACACTTTTATGAGGGGATAATTGTCTATTATCAAAAAAAGGCGTAACCCAAACAAATGGATTACACCTTTCTAGCAATTACTAACCGTAAGTATTTATCATATATTGCATACATTCCCTACTACAACAACCACCATAATTCTCTAATCTATAGGAAAACGTTCCATTACATCCAGGACATATATTACCATGCAGTTCATTATGCATCTTATCCATTTCTTCCTTGGTTCTTCCATCACCAAACTCAACATTGTATGGATACTCATCAAATGAACACTCAACACAACCATCGTGCCAGAAATGTTCATCAGCATTGTGAGGACACGCTAGTTTGGCTACAAAGCGTTTAATTGGACCAGTATACTTATTACTACCCATAGAACAATATATTCTATAGAGGATACGTTCAAATAATCTCATAACTATTACCTTTCTTTATGATTAAACAACCAACAAAAAAAGGTGTAACATACATTAATAGTTAACACATAACAAGGTGCAACGGAGAACGTCACACCTTGTCAATGTAGGGATTATATAGTTATGCATATTGAGCGTCTTCGATATCTCTCTTCAACGATTCAGCCATATCTTCTTCATATTCATTAGACTTCTTCTCATCATACTTCGTCTTGACATCAGTACAGAATGACTTACCCTCTACTACGCACGCAGTAGCTACATTACTGGTAGCTCTTGCAGCTATTACAGTAGCACCAACGCCAACATATAGTACATTAGCTAGTGCATTAGTTAGTTTATCTCTCATAAGGTTACCTCATAGGTTAGTTATTAATTAATACAAACTAAGGCGTAACCTAACTCAATCCAAAAGTTCAACCTAATACCTAACCCTAACCCGTAAAACAACGGGGGTAGGTATAGAGAACTTCTCCCACACACACTGTAAACCATTTTTTGGAACTTCATCACTCCTGTATTGTTTAAAACAAATATGAATCGTTAAATTGTACTGTGTTTTTATGGCTAAAAAGGTAATATATGAAGTATTTGATCCAATGACAGGGAAATTTGAGGATAAAGAGACGTCACAAGACGAGGTCGATGCTGCATTTGAGTTATACCTACATGATTACGCTGCGTATAAAGCAGAACAGGAGATAATCAATGCAATTATTAAACAACACCTATCAAAAGACTTCCAGAAACTCGATTGAAGTATTTCATTACTTAGGTAATGTATTACTTAGTAGTGTTATATTAACTTATATATGTATTACTTATGTAATACATTATAATCCACACACCTAATGGAAACGATTCAACGTAAGATAGCAGGGAAAACCCAGGAATTCACTGTATATCTTAAAGACGAGGCTCCTGAAGAGTACGTATACTGGAAAGAAGCAACCGAGGGGTGTTGGGCGGCTACTGACGATGGGTACGTTGGTAAGTGTTTATCCAGAAACAACTACACAGATGCACAGGGTAGGGTTAAAACCATTGTAAAACTTACCTGTGGAGTACAATGGGTTACTGGATCTTCCAGATTACTGTACGAACCTAACAGGGATGCGGGGATTTACTCTATGGTAAAGCCTAAATCATGGCAGGAGAGAGAATCTAAGAAGAATAGGACCAAGAATACAGTAAATGCGTACGTTGGTCAAGTAATGGAGGGGAAGAGAGTGGACTGGGATCAGCTGGGATCTATATATCGCCCAGATCAGAAGACTCCAGCAGCTACAGTCAGAAGATTATTTAAACAAGAGGTTATAAAAGGCATGATAGAGGAAAAATTAAAGGAAATAATGGCATCTAAGGGGATCGATAAAGGATTTGTGCTAGATACCATTATGAAAGCAATAGCGATTGCAGAACAGAAGCAAGATGTGTCTGGTATGCTGCGTGCAGCAGAGAATTTTGTGGATATGTTGGAAATGAAGCCAAATAAAAAGATTACAACAGACACGTTGCAGATAGATATGTCTAATCAGATAATGGATCAGATTGAGACAGAGGAAAAGAAGATGGTTGCATCAAGAAAGACAGAAGAGGTTACTGATGAATGATGATGTAAACCATCCAGATCATTATACGAAAGGAATAGAGGTTACAGACTTTATTTCATCCTGGCAGATGGATTGGTTTAGGGGTAATATAATTAAATACATTGTCAGATGCCCATTTAAAGGCAATACCGTAAAAGACCTAGAAAAAGCTAAATGGTATCTTAATGATCTTATTAAAAGATTAAAGGATGAGGACAAACTACCCCCAAGTGCTTGTTATTAGTGTTTAAGCCTTGTCCATTAAAAGATAACAAGTCATGTGGGTTCGCAGCTATCTATAGAGGGAATTTACATTGTGGCATCATTAACAGTACTTTGGAAGGTTCTAAAGTTAAAAATCTACCTAAGTGTACTAAGGATATGTCAAACTACGACAAGAAGAAGTACGGAATCTTGTTTTGAGCAGCATAAGCACAGTCAAAGAGAAACTCGCTAAGGATATTATATTATTTGGAAAGATATGCTTTCCTAATATGTTTTCTAGCAGCTCTCCTGAATTTCATTACGAAATAGCTGAGTTATTAGAAGACATATCGATTAATAAGCTAAATATTATCGCTCCACGTGGTCACGCTAAGTCTTCACTGGTTGCATGTGTCTTCCCTATATGGCATATACTAACACAAAAAGGTACAAAGTTTGTAGTATTATCTTCCAAAACAGAAGGTCATGCTGTTCGATTGCTGCAAACAATCAAGAATGCACTTGAATATAGTATGGAACTTCGTAGTGTTTATGGGTATTGGGGGCAACATACATCTCGTACCTGGTCAAGAACTGAGATTATACTAAAAGATGATACTATGATCATGTGCAGAGGTACAGGTCAGCAGGTGGTGGGATTAAAACATGGTAATCAGCGCCCAACGTTAGTGGTATTAGACGATCCAGAGGATATGAATAATACCAAAACATCGGAAGCGATGGAGTTTAATCTAAAATGGTTGCTACAATCAATGTCACCTGCTCTAGATGCTAAGCGTGGAAGGCTTGCAGTGATTGGTACACCGCAGCATCAGCGCTGTATGGTAGAAACATTGATGCAAACAGATGGATGGGTATCCAGAAGATATAAAGCATTACAGGATGATGGTACTGCATTATGGCAAGAGATGTGGTCAAAGGAAAAATTAGAGGCTGAAAAGCGTTCATTAGAGTCTATTGGTAGGGTTTCATCCTTTTATCGTGAGTATCAGTGTGAAATTATTGGCGATGAAGAGCAAATGTTCAAAGAAAAGTATATACAAACCTACGATGGAAAGATTAAATGGATTGAAGATGAGTCCTATATGGAGTTCGCTTCAGGCAGATTAGAGCCTGTAAACATATTTATGGGCGTAGATCCCGCAAGTTCAATCAAAAAACACGCAGACTACTCTACTATTGTGTCTGTAGCTGTTGATGCAAAGAACAACAAGTACGTCTTACCCTACTACCGAAAACGCTCTACGCCCATGAACCTTGCAGATACTATCATAGAATACTTCAAAAGGTACAAACCTGTGAAAACTAGGGTAGAATCTGTAGGATATCAGGAGATGTTACGGGATTATCTTAGATCTAAGGCAGATGAGTTAGGGTTATTCATCCCAGGATTAGAGATAAAAGAGGTTCCTAGAACTAATAAGTCTTCTAGATTGGAAACAATGCAGCCCTGGTTTGCCCAGAAGAAGATGCATATCCTCGAAGACATGGTAGAATTAAAAGATGAATTACT